TACAATATGTTTTCGCAAGACGAAGCACTAGAATATACTTATGATGCTTCCGATGTTGGAACAGGAACACATAGAGTTCAGCTTAACGTAAACTCAACATCAAACACTGAACAATATTACATTAAGGTTTACAAAAACTTTGCGCTTTATACTACAATAATAGGTAGTGGTGACGCTACATACAATATAGCACTAGAGAACAACGTATCGGGCTTAGATTCAGTATGGGGATTCTATATTTATGCTGATAATCCATTGACTTTAAGTAGTAATATTATATACACTAAAACGATTTACGGAGAAACAGGAACGATACCTCCGATTATCGCTGTGACTACGTTCACAACAGTAGCAGGTTTAGCACTTACACTAGATGCAGACTTGAACTTACAGGACAACGTACCCGACATAAAAGTATCGGATTTCTTTAGTGGCATATTAAAAAAGTTTAACCTTACGTGCTACCCAACAGATACGGATACTTACAAGATTGAGCCTTTAGATGATTGGTACGCACAAGGAGCAGTTATAGATATAACAACACATACAGACGTAGACTCAATAGATGTTGAACGTTTACCGTTGTACAAGCGTATCAAGTTTGGCCACGAGCAAAGCGAATCATTTTTAAATAGACAATTCGCTAAATTCTTTGAGCGTGAGTATGGTTCGTTGGATCAACAATTCACTTACGATGGTGGCGAGTATGAAGTAAAAGTACCTTTTGAAAACCTACTATTTCAAAAGTTCACTTCAACAGATTTGCAAGTAGGATATACGCTTAAGTCTGACTTCCAACCGTACATACCGAAACCTATCTTGTTGTATATGTATGATGAGTTGGATTCTGATTTCTACTTTGACAACGATACAACAGTAGACAACATAACTACATACGTGCCATTTGGTCAAGATGTAATATACAACACGTTGAACTATTCTTTAAACTTTGGTGCTGATATTTCAACAATACTAAATGAGCCTATCACAAATAGCGTTTACGGTGTTTACTACTTTGGATATTTGAATAACTTGTACAACTTAAAGAATAGATTAGTACGAGTTAAGACAAAGCTTCCTACATCACTATTGACTTACTTACAGTTGAACGATAGGTTAATAATTAGAGATAAGAGGTACATCATAAACGAGATGCAAACCAACCTAACAACAGGAGAAACGAATTTTAGTTTAATACTAGACTTTAGACCCGTTGTAAACAATGTTTATTTTAATACAGACTTTAAAGCGAAGTGTTTAGAGTTTCCAGTTAACCTACGTAGGGGAGTTTCAGCAGAGTTAACCACTACAACGGTAGGAGTGACGATAACACCCGACACGTTTACTCAAAGTGGTATTTCCACTATATGTTTTCCAGCAAATCCTGACACTAAATATGATAGGATTACAGAGCCTGCAGATGGCAGAATAACAGAGGATGGATTCATACGTAGAAGCGAAGAGGGAACAGAACAGATAATAGATATAACGGTAACTTATACTGATTTATTCGGAACCACAACAAGTACAATTTATTCAATACAAGCACCATGATAAAGAACATTTTAGAAATGCTAAAACTAGATGAACACTACGGACAAAGTGAGTTCATAGATATAGCAAAAGGAAAGTATAAGATTGAGGACACAATTAAGGGAATTTACAAGCAAAAACGTAGACAATGGCTGAGAAAAAAATAATAGAATTAGAAGTACGGAACGATATACCTAACTTACGCTCAGAATTAAGAAAGGCGCAACAGGAAGTTGTAGCGTTAAGTGAAAAGTTTGGTGCGACAAGTGAACAAGCCATTGCAGCAGCGAAAAGAGCATCAGAGTTAAAGGATGCTATCGGGGATGCTAAAGCCTTGACTGATGCGTTCAATCCTGATGCTAAGTTCAATGCGTTGAGTAGTTCGATTGGTGGGGTGCTTAATGGATTCCAAGCGTATGAGGGTGCGCTAGGTGTAATTGGTGTTGAATCGGAAGCATTGCAGGAAACTCTCCTAAAGGTTCAGTCAGCTATGGCACTTTCGCAAGGTGTTCAAGGCTTAATGGAAGCTAGGGATTCATTCAAGCAGTTAGGAGCAGTAATACAAGACACGTTTAAAGGCTTAAAGGGTGCGTTATTAGCTTCGGGGATTGGTGCGTTTGTCGTATTGCTTGGAACGGTCGTAGCATATTGGGATGACATTAAAGAAGCGATATTCGAAACCAACAAGGCACAAGACACATTTAACGATACACTAGAGGACTTCAACAAGGGAGCGCAAGAAGCGATTGTTAAAACGCAACAAGTAGAAAGCGCATTTAAGTTAGCACGTAAGGGAGTTATAAGTAAAGAGGAAGCGTTACAGACGTATAACGATACGTTAGGAGATTCGTTTGGTAAAGCAACAAGCCTAAACGAAGCAGAGGAGTTATTCGCTAAGAAGTCTAAAGCATATATTCAAGCGACAGCTTTAAGAATGCAAGCTAATGCTATGTTGGCTAAGAGTGCAGAATTATATGCGAATGCATTAACAGAAGCTAACGAAGACCAAACGACACTAGCTGACAAGTGGGCTATCGGTGCTAAAGCATTGTTTGGAACTACTGATGAATTAATTAAAGAAACTGAAAAGCGACAGGAAGCAGGAAGAAAAAAATTCTTAAAAGATAAAGCACAAGAAGTCAAATCTATTCAAGACATAAGCCAACAGTTACTCCAACAAGCAGAGGAAACAGAAAACGCAAACGGTATCATATCGGAATCAGAGAAAAAACTCAATGATGAACGTCAAAAAAGATATGAAGAAGAAAAAGCAAGATTAGAAGAGTTAAGAAAACAGCGTAAACAAGATTTGCTTGATATTGAAAATGAACAAATAGCAAAGGAACAGGAAATAGCAGAGAAAAGACTTCAAAGAGAATTAGAGTTAGGCGAAGCAATTAACGAAGCTAATAAAAAACAATCTCAACAAACTTTAACTGAATTAGAAAAAGAAGAACAAGCTATAAGAGAAAGTTATTTAAGAAAATTAGACTTAGCAGAGGAGTTTGGGTACGGTCAACAAGAATTGACTGAACAAATGTTAAATGAAATTAACGATGTTAGACTTAAATACGCACAAGAAGAAATAGCACTAGAGCAGGAGAAAAAATCTAAACTAGATGCGATTGATGAAGATGCAAAGAACAAAGAACTAGAGCGTATTGAAGCACTTAACCAAGCAAGGATAAACGGTGTTAAGAATGGGTTACAGTTAGCTAGTGATTTAGTGTCGTTGTTTAGTGCGAAAAGTGAGAAAGAAGCTAGAAGACAATTTCAGATTCAAAAAGCACTTAGCATAGCACAAGCAACGGTTAATACTTTCGAAGCTGTACAGAGTGCGTATGCTTCGGCTTTAAAGTCACCTATCACAACTATCAATCCAGCATATCCGTTCATTCAAGCAGCTGCTGCAGGAGCATTTGGAGCAGTACAGATAGCGAAGATTGCTAAAACGAAATACCAATCGAGTGGTACGCAATCAGTAGACACTTCGCCTAGTGGAGGAGGAGGTGGGCAACAAGGCGCAATAACTCCGAATTTTAACGTAGTTGGGAATAGTGGAGTGAATCAGTTAGCAACGTTGCAACAACAACCGATACAAGCCTACGTGGTTAGTGGGCAAGTGACAAGCGCACAAGCACTAGACCGAAATAGAATACAAAATGCAACACTTTAAGTTTATATAATATGGAATTACAAGATATTGAATTAACAATAGAAAAAGAAAAGGATGGAGTATTTGCCATCTCATTTGTTGAGAATCCAGCAATCGAAGAGGACTTCATAGCGTTAAACTCACATTTGATTGAGTTGAAAGTGAGCAACGAAGACAAACGAGAAGTAGTAGGGTTAGCCCTAGTGCCTGAGAAACGTATTTACAGACGTGTTAAAGATAAGGAGTTTAATATTTGGTTTTCGGCTGAAACAATTAAGCAGACAAACGAAAAGTTTATGCAGTCGTTAAACCTTAACAACGTCACAGTAGACCACAAAGAAAAAGTGCAGGATGTATCGGTTATAGAATCGTGGATTGTAGAAGATGAGAAACAAGACAAAAGCAACTTGTATAATCTTAATGCAGTCGTTGGATCGTGGGTTGTTAAAATGAAAGTGAACAACGATGAAGTGTGGCAAGATGTTAAAAGTGGCAAGTACAAAGGATTTTCTATTGAAGCCCTTTATAGTGGTATGGATAAAGTCCTAGCTAGCAAGGAAGAAACAACAGTAGAACAGATTAAAGAAGTATTAACACGTTTTTTCAATGCCTGACTTCGTAATAAACTTAGGGGATAGACAATACTCAACAAAAGAGTATGCAGACCTAACTACTTCTTTGAGTGGGTACGTACCAACGTCTACTACTTTAACAATTCACGGACAAACGCAAGATTTAAGCACAAACAGAACATTTACACCAGTGTTTAGTACGAAAACATCAAACCACACCGTAACGAATAGCGACCGAGTATTGAAATGCGATGGCACGTTTACCGTTACATTGCCTTTAGTGGCTTCAATAAATCATTATGATGATATTGTAATCAACAACTACGGAACAGGAGTAGTAACAGTTGACACAACATCGGGAGAGTTAATGTATGACACGTCAAGTATAGATTTACATGGTGGCGAATCGTTAACATTGAAAAAAGGAACAGGTAAATATTTAGTAATTTAATAAAACAAATATATGAAGACAAAAAGCACAAGCCCAAAGGGAGGTAAAAAAGGGTGTTTATGTGAAGATGGCACATATTCAAATGAATGTTGTAAAGGCGAAACACTTAACCAAGGTATCGGAAACACAGAAAACAACACCGTAAGTAATGTTGTAAACGTTGATACTACAAGGGTTTTAGTACGTTCAAACTCGTGAAAATGATACAAAATAAATTTATTAAAGTTTATTAGTTATGAAAGCACAAGAAGCACTTAAAGAAATAGCACGTATCCTAGGAGTAGGCTCTAAAGACGTGAACTTATCAACGGAAATTAAGTTAGAACAAATGAAACTTAATGATGGTGTGACAGTTATCGAAGCTGAGGTATTCGAAGCTGGAGCATCGGTTATGATTGTAGCAGAAGACCAACTTATAGCACTTCCAATCGGAGAATACACACTTGAAGATGGTCGTAAATTGTACGTTGAACAAGAGGGTATTATCGCTCGTATCGAAGACGAAGAAAGCGAGGAAGAAATGCCAACAGAGCAACCAAGTACAGAACAACCAGTAGAGGAAATGCAACAAGAGGTTAAAGACCCTAAGCGAGTAGTTGAGTCTATCGTTAAAGAAACGTACTTTGAGAAAATCGAGGAACTAGCGAAAGAAAACGAAGAGTTGAAAACTAAATTAGCAGAGTTGGAAACGAAATTAAGCAAAGAGGAACAACCAACGGACATCGTAGAGTTTAACGATGAGCCAGCAGCAGAGCCTTTAGTGCATAATCCTGAGAACGCACAACCGATTGAAATGTTCAAAATCGGGAAGTCGAACTCAACAATGAACACAGTATTAAATTTTATAAATAAATAAAAAATGGCAACGACAACAAGTATCACTACTACATACGCTGGCGAGTTTGCTGGCAAGTACGTAGCAGCAGCACTTTTAAGTGCAAATACTATCCAAAACGGAGGTATTACAGTAAAACCTAACGTAAAGTACAAAGAGGTTTTAAAGAAGATTTCAACAAACGACATTTTAAAGAATGCGACTTGTGATTTCGATCCAACTTCAACAGTTACATTAACTGAAAGAATCTTACAACCAGAAGAGTTTCAAGTAAATTTGACCCTTTGCCGTAAGGACTTTAGAAGCGATTGGGAGGCGATTTCTATGGGTTATTCAGCGTTTGACCAACTTCCTAAAACATTCTCAGACTTCTTAATTGCACACGTAGCAGCGAAAGTAGCACAAAAGAATGAGCAGAATATTTGGGGAGGTGTAACAGCTAACGCAGGTGAGTTCGATGGTTTCACTACATTGGTTTCAACTGATGCTAACTTACCAACAGCACAAGAGGTAGCAGGTACTACAGTAACAGCTTCTAACGTAATCGCAGAGTTAGGTAAAATTGCTGATGCTGTACCTAGCGCATTGTATGGTAAAGAAGACTTATATATGTACTTACCACAAAACATCGTAAGAGCGTATGTACGTGCTTTAGGTGGATTCGGTGCATCAGGATTAGGTGCTAACGGTACAAACAACATGGGTACTCAATGGTACGATAACGGTTCATTGTCATTCGATGGTATCAAAATCTTTATGGCTAACGGTATGCCATCTAACAAAGCTATCTGTACTACTAAAGATAACTTGTATTTTGGTACAGGATTACTCAGTGATCATAATGAGGTTCAGGTCATAGATATGGGAACTTTAGGAGAACAAAACGTTAGAGTAGTTATGCGTATGACTGCAGGTGTTCAATATTCAAACATTGAAGACATCGTAACTTACGGTATTACTAACTCAGCTAACTAATAGCAAACAGAATTAAAGTTACAAGGGTGGTGCAATAAACACCACCTTTTTTTATAAACATTAAAAACATAGAATCATGGCTTGTGATATAGCAAACGGAAGACTAGAGGTATGTAAAGATGCAGTAGGTGGATTAGATGCTATCTACTTTATCAATTACGGTATCGATGCTTCATCAGATTTATCGTACAACATTACAAACACAGACGTAATAGACGCTGTGAGTGGTGTTTCCTCGTTGTATAAATATGAGTTGAAAGGAACTAACTCATTTACTCAGGTAGTGACGTCTTCAAGAGAAAATGGAACGTCATTTGTAGAGCAAACATTGAGTGTTCAGTTGAAAAAACAGGACATCGCAACACACAAAACAGTTAAATTATTGTCTTACGGTAGACCTCACATCGTTGTGAGAACACGTAACAATCAATATTTTTTAGCTGGTTTAGAGCGTGGAATGGAATTAACAACAGCTAACGTAGAATCAGGTACAGCAATGGGAGATTTTAACGGATATACTTTGACATTCGTAGGAATGGAAAAAATACCTGCTAACTTCTTAGATTGTACAACAGAAGCAGACTTAGCTACATTATTCGCTTCTGCGACAGTAGTAACGGCATAATTTGCAACTTCGTTCATAGGTAAAGAGCCACCTCGTAAATGGGGTGGTTTTTTATTTGATACAAAAAGTACTTTTTTTAGTTTATATAGTATGATACTTTTAACAGACGAAAACGTAGCATCTCAAACATTGTCTTTCATACCAACAGGCGACTTAGTGACTGTTACTGATTTATTGTTAACAGACGAGGAAACAAACGTTACAAACACATACGACATCGCACAAGAGATTACAGACTTAGAAACTGTTTTATTCAAAGGCGAGTATTATGTTACCTTAACTCGTGTGTGGGAGTTGACAGAGAATAGAACATATGTTTTTGAGTTAAAAGATACAGGTACGCTATTATTCAGAGGTAAAATATTCTGTACTAATCAACAGCCTGCACAGTTTAGCGTAAACAACGGACAATACATAGTAAACACGACTTTAAACGAGTTCATCACTTATGAGTAATATACACGTAATAAATTTAAGTCAATATACGACACCAGTTATTAAGGAATCAAACCGTAATGAGTGGGTTGAGTATGGAGAAAACAACGACTACTACGATTATTTAATAAAACGCTATACGAATAGCACAACTAACAACGCTATCATAAACAATATTTGTCGTTTAGTGTACGGTAAAGGATTAAGCGCAATTGATGCTAACAGAAAGCCTAACGACTACGCTCAAATGCTTGTATTATTCCCTAAAGACGTTATTCGTAAGTTGATAAACGACTACAAGTTGCTAGGTCAAGGACACTTGCAAGTTATCTACAACAAGCAACACACGAAAATAGTAAAAGTAGAACACGTATCTACACAACTCATAAGACCTGAGAAGTGCAACGCTAAAGGCGAAATCGAAGCGTATTATTATTCAGATAATTGGGAAGATGTAAAGAAATTCCCACCTAAAAGAATTAGCGCATTTGGAACGTCTAAAGATGGTATTGAAATAATGTGTATTAAGCCTTACAGCGTTGGGATGAAATATTTTAGCAACGTTGACTATCAAGGTGGAGTACCTTATGCAGTACTAGAGGAAGAAATAGCAGACTATCTAATCAATGAGGTTAAAAACGGTTTTTCGGGAACTAAAGTGATAAACTTTAATAACGGAGAAACAGACCAAGAGAAGATGGACGAGATTAAGCGTAAAGTGATGGCTAAGTTGACTGGATCACACGGAGAAAAAGTCATCATAGCATTCAATCGTAACGCAGAATCTAAGACCACTATTGATGATGTACCGTTAAACGATGCTCCAGAGCATTATTCATACCTTAGTGAGGAATGTTTACGTAAGTTGATGTTAGCGCACAACGTTACTTCGCCTTTATTATTCGGTATTGCTTCAACGAATGGTTTTAGTTCGAATGCAGACGAATTAAAGAACTCAAGCATATTATTTGACAACATGGTTATCAAACCTATTCAAGAGCAAATAATCGATGGATTAGAGCAGATATTAATGT